CTAAGAAAGTCCCAATTACGAGATTAGGTAAATTTTTTGGTGCTGAAGACTACGATTTGGACATTGATATGGGTTCAGAGTGGTTGGAGGGTGACATGAATTTTACTTTGGTATTATATCGTGTCAATAGAATTAAAACAAAAAAGGATGATGTTTATGGTGAAACCCTAAAAGACGGAATCCAATTTGACCCACCAATTGAGTTCAAAGGATATGTTCAAGTTGCCGCCCCTACAAATAAGGCGTATGGTAATTCAAAAATTGAACAAACCGAACCAGGTAATTTAAAAGTGTCTGTGTATTCAAAACATCTACAAGAATTGGGTGTTGACATTGCATTTGGCGACTATATCGGATATTATGAATCAGAAACAAGAGTTAGATATTACTCAGTAATAGATGATGGTCGTATTGTTTCAGATAACAAACATACGTATGCTGGATACAAACCATTTTACAGAACAATTACCGCAGCCCCTGTAACGGATAACGAATTTAGAGGATTATAAAATGGGATTTCCAAAAAAAATTAAAAAAAACATACCACTTAATTATCCAAAAACTTTATTTCCGAGAAGAGAAGAGTTGGTAGATAAAATTAATCAAGATGGTACATTCTTACCTAAATCGATATTACATGCGGATTTGGATAGGGGTTTTTTGGATTTTGTAAAAAATGACTTGGGAATAGTTGTTGATGGTACGACAGTACCAACAGTGGATATAATAATAACAACACAAAATTGGGCTCAGTTTACCGAAACTTGGAACTTCGTTGATTTGGATTTCAACGTAAAACCTCCTTTTGTTACAACAGTAAGAACGCCTGAAGTAAAGTTTGGAACAAACCCTGCTTTATTATATAACATACCAAATAGAAAACAATATTTCTATGCTACAGTACCAACATGGGACGGAAAAAAATTAGGTGCGGATGTTTATAAAATACCTCAACCAATACCTGTTGATATTACATATCAAGTAAAGATTGTGTGTAATAGAATTAGGGAGTTAAACAGATTTAATCAAGTAGTTCTCGGAAAATTTGCATCAAGACAAGCATATACGGTTATTAAAGGACACTACATTCCTATTATATGGAATAACATCAGTGATGAATCTGTAATGGATTTGGATAAAAGAAAATATTATGTTCAGAGTTATGAATTTATAATGTTGGGATTCTTAATTGATGAGGAAGAATTTACAGTTAGTCCTGCGGTAAATAGATTTATACAAGTTTTCGAAACAGATGGAAAAATTATAACTAAAAAAACTAAAGGTAGAAACGAACCTGTTGAGCAAACACAAATAACTTTATCTTTTCCATCGGGAACAACAGAAGTTAGTAAAACATTTAATTTATCGGATAATTTATCACTTCTTAATACCGTTAATGTTACTTCATTTGATGTTTACATTAATAATGACTTTTATGGGTCAGATTTGACCACATTAGAAATAAGCACAAATGATGTGTTGAAAATTATTGTAACAAAAAATGATAATAATTTAGAATCTATTATCAGTTTCGAAGCATTTAACAATAGTTAATTTTCTCCGTAAATGTCTTTTTTGTCTTCACACTTTTCGCGAATAATGCTTTCTAAAAAACGATAAATTTTTATACCTCGTTTGTCACAATACCTTTTTAAGATGTCGTGAACTTCTTTAGAAATTTTTAAATTTTTTACTTCTGAGTCTTTAGAATCCATAAGATAAAAAAGGTAGAAAATAATCTACCTAATTTATAAATATTTTGAAACAAGTAAAGTTTTTGGTTTTTGAACTAATATTTATTGAGAAAATAATAAATCTAATAAAAAACTTAAAAAAATGGCAAACACTAAAGTTTTCGTTTCTCCTGGGGTTTACACATCAGAGGTTGATTTAAGTTTCGTAGCATCAAGTGTTGGTATAACAACGTTGGGAATAGTAGGTGAGACACTGAAAGGACCGGCGTTTGAACCAATTTTTGTTGCAAACTTTGACGAATACCAAACAATCTTTGGGGGTACATCTCCAGAAAAATTTGTGAACACACAAATTCCTAAATATGAGGCGAGTTACATCGCTAAGGCATATTTACAACAATCAAACCAATTATTTGTATCAAGAATTCTTGGTTTATCAGGTTATGATGCGGGTCCATCATGGTCTATCAAAACAATTGCTAATGTTGACCCATCAACCATAGAGAATACGGCAACGAATTTTCAAAATCAAATTACTTTCAGTGCTGATGTTTCAAGTGGAAACCTATCCACATACACTTACGGATTTAATGAATCAACTGTTAGTGCGGCTCTGACTGGTATAGATATATACAGTACATATACTAAGGCTGATGGCTCGACATCAACAGTTGTTGATGATATTAAAAATTGGATTCAAGATATTATCACATATTTCACTAATACAGGTATAGATGCAGATATTCCAGAGGCGTATTTTTGGGGTTCGATACCTAGTGCTTATTATAACACTTTATCTTCGTATACCGCAAAAACCAATACATTTGATGTAAATAATTTAGTTCTTTCGGCTAATACACTCTCTAGTGGCGAAAATGATACTTGGTACTACACTACCTTTTTTAACAATAATGGTACCTACACAGGTCTTTCTTTCTACCTGATTCAAGACCCAACGCAACCTTTAAGTGACCAATCACCTACAAAAATAGAAGGTTTTATGAATTTGAGATGGTTCACATTTACAGGTAGCTCATATTCAAACTACGACAATCTTGTGGTTGCGACTTTGAGGTCAAGAGGTTTATCGACTTATGTGGGTGACAATGGACCTGTTTATGAAGTTACAGGTCTTTCACAAGTATCTATGGTGTGTTCAGGTCCTTATTCTGGAATTTCTTCAAATCCATTCTCAACCTTCAAAATTACAGGTACTACAAAGAATTCTACAACCTTTGATTTTGAAACATCCATGAGTATCACAGCAACTAATACACTTTCTAAAGTTTTTGGAACAAGTAATTTTGATAAACCAAGAACTGAGGTCCCTTTATTTTTGGAAGAAGAATACAGTAATTTACTATATTGGTCTTACAATAAAGGTTATATAAGAGGTTTGAGTTGTGATTTAATTGAGTTAGATTCGGCAAGGAGTGGTGGTACAATATCAATTGGAAACTACTTAGAAAAATATCAAACACCTAAAACTCCTTGGATTGTTTCCGAAGTACGCGGTAACACAGTTTACCAACTATTCAAGTTCGTTACAATATCGGATGGTGATTCTGCAAATAGAGAAGTAAAAATATCATTGGCTAACATGTCATTTGTAAATAATACATTTGATGTACTTGTTAGAGATTTTTATGATACGGACCAAAATCCTACTGTAATAGAAAAATATTCTCAGTGTTCTATGAACCCTAGTTTGAATAATTTTATCGGTAATAAAATAGGTACTACCGATGGAGAATACCCTCTGAAATCAAAATTTGTTATGGTTGAGGTTAACTCAGAAGCTCCGTCAGACGCATTACCTTGTGGATTTGAAGGATATATAACAAGAGAATATAGTGGATATACATATGTAAACTCTCCATTTTTGGTTTACAAAACCAAATATAATATTCCAGGTGAAACAATATTCGAACCACCATTCAACACACCTGTTGGACCGGGATATTCTCTAACATCTAACGGAGATAACTTGAGAAGAACGTTTTTGGGTGTTAGTGATAAAGTAGGTATTGATGTTGATTTCATGGATTATAAAGGAGGTCAAAATGATGGTTCTCTTTGTACTACTGAAGATTTTCCAGATTGGAACTACAAAATTAGAGGTTTCCACATGGATAAAGAAGCAAGTGCGATTACAATATCTTCGAGTTATGTAACAAGTGGTACACCTGAATTCTACGTAGGTGATGGAACATTCCAATCTGAACCAACAGACCAAGAAAATCCATACTTTAAAACTTTCGCAAGAAAGTTCACAGTAGTACCGGCAGGAGGTTTTGACGGTTGGGATATATATCGTGAATCAAGGACTAATACCGACAGATTTATTTTAGGTGGAACAGGATATAAAAAAGGAGCATGTTTTTCGGCAAGATATCCTACAGCTAATGGACAGGGTATGTTCAAATTAATCACAGTAGACCAAAACTCTGTGGATTATGCAAACACAGACTACTACGCGTATTTGTTAGGTATGCAGTCAATGGCTAATCCTGAGGCGGTTAATATAAACGTGTTTGTAACACCTGGTATAGATTATGTAAACAATCTGTTACTTGTAAATGAGGCAATCAATATTGCTGAGATTGATAGAGCGGATTCTGTGTATATCACAACAACTCCAGATTTTGATATGTTCGTACCAACGGCATCAAATCAAGAGGACGCTATCTACCCACAAACTGCGGTAGATTATTTAATTGATTCAGCAATCGACTCAAACTATACGGCAACCTACTATCCTTGGATTTTGACAAGAGATAGTGTTACAAATACTCAAGTTTACATTCCACCAACTGCGGAGGTAACAAGAAACTTAGCACTTACAGACAACATTGCATTCCCTTGGTTCGCAACCGCGGGTTACACAAGAGGTCTTGTTAATGGTGTTAAAGCGAGAAGAAAACTTTCTCAAGAAGACAGAGATGTTCTTTACGAAGGAAGAATCAATCCAATCGCAACTTTCTCTGATGTTGGTACTGTAATTTGGGGTAATAAAACCTTACAAATCGCTCAATCAGCACTTGATAGACTTAACGTTAGAAGATTGTTATTACAAGCTCGTAAGTTGATTTCTGCGGTTTCTGTAAGATTGTTATTCGAACAAAACGACGATATCGTAAGACAACAATTCTTGGATGCTGTTAATCCTATTTTGGATTCTATTAGAAGAGATAGAGGTCTTTATGACTTCAGAGTAACAGTTAGAAATACACCTGAAGATTTAGATAACAATAGACTTGTCGGTTCAATATATATCAAACCTACAAGAGCTTTGGAATTCATTGACATAACGTTCTACATTACTCCTACAGGAGCATCATTCGAAAATATATAATAAAATATGATTTTGAAAGGGAAATATAAAAAACCAGCTTCCGTGTCCGAAGGGATTACGGAGGCTGGAACTCCTGACATGAAATATTATGCTTTTGATTGGGATGATAATATCATGAATATGCCAACTAAAATTATCCTAAAAAACAAAGAGGGCGATGAAGTTGGAATGTCAACAGAAGATTTTGCTCATTACAGAAGTATGATAGGTAAAGAAGACTTCCAATATGAGGGAGAGACCATTGTTGGATTCGGAGAAAATGCTTTCAGAAACTTTGGAGTGGAGGGAGATAGGAAATTTATCATCGACTCAATGACAGCACCGATTGGACCGGCATGGAATGATTTTGTTGAAGCAATAAATAATGGTTCTATATTTGCAATAATAACCGCACGAGGACATACACCTAAAGTCTTGAGAGACGCTTGTTACAATCTAATATTATCAAACAGGGATGGAATTTCATTTATGGAATTAATCAAAAACTTGGAAAAATATAGAGACATAGCAGGATTCGAAGGGAAACAAGATAAAATGGATACTTTAAATGAGTATCTTGATTTATGTAGATTTTACCCTGTTTCTTATGGTGAGGGCTCGGCGACTAGTCCCGAAGAAGGTAAAATTAAAGCAATGAAAGAATTTATCTCTTACATCAAAGAAATTTCAAACACAATTGGAAAAAAAGCATTCTTTAAAAATGATATTAGTAACAATTTTATCCCTGAACCAACATTAGGTTTTTCAGATGATGATATAAGAAATGTTGAAACCATGAAAAAACATTTCGAGGATGAACCTGATAATATCTTACAAACCTACTCGACTGCGGGTGGAATTAAAAGAAAATATTAAAAAAAATAAATTTGATAATATTTATCATAAAACAATAAACAGAAATTAAAAAACTTAAATAAAATGGCTGATTTACTAATGAAAATGCCCATACCGTATGAACCAAAAAGACAAAATAGGTTCATCTTGAGATTTCCATCATCTTTGGGCATAAACGAATGGTTTGTGGAATCAACTGCGAGACCACATATTACAATTAATCCTGTTGAGATTCCTTTTCTGAACACTTCAACATACGTGGCAGGAAGATTTACTTGGGGTGTACTAAACGTAAAATTCCGTGACCCAATCGGACCATCCGCTTCTCAAGCACTTATGGAATGGGTACGTCTATGTGCTGAATCAGTTACAGGTCGTATGGGTTATGCTGCGGGTTACAAGAAAAATGTAGACCTAGAAATGTTAGACCCAACAGGCGTTGTTGTTGAAAAATGGATTTTGGAAGGAACATTCTTATCAGACGTTAATTTCGATTCTTTGGCATACAACACGGACGCTTTAGCATCCATTTCCGCATCGATGAGAATGGACCGTTGTATCTTAGTATACTAAAAAATCTTTATATATCAGAAAAAATCCCACACAAAAAATGTGTAAGGGATTTTTTTTGTTTATTTATGTCCGTGAACACTTATCTTTTCAGTAAAAAAAAAATATGGAACAAGAATTATCTAATTACGGACAGATGAATTTTAATTTACCACATGATTTGGTACCACTCCCCTCTAATGGAGTTTTTTACAAAAATAAAAAAAAATCTGTTAAAGTGGGATACTTAACCGCCACCGATGAAAATATTCTTTTGAACACATCACAAGGGAATCGGGAAAGTGTTGTATTGAGTCTTTTACGTAATAAACTTTACGAATCTGATTTGAGACCTGATGAATTATTAACAGGTGATGTTGAGGCGATTCTAATATTTTTAAGGAACACGGCATTTGGTCCTGAATACGAGGTTAGTCTTACTGACCCACAAACAGGAAAAAAATTCAGTTATACGTTGTTACTGGATGAATTAAATATAAAAAAAACAGACAATAAACCAACCGAAGATGGATTGTTTGTGGTGAAACTACCTAAGTCAGGGGATGAGGTCAAATTAAGACCATTATCATTAGCCGATAGTTTGGACATAGAAAAAATGGTTGAGTCTTATCCCACCAACAGGGTCGCCCCCAAAGTTACATGGAAATTAAATAAACAAATAACATCTATAAATGGTGAAACAGATAAAGGTCAAATTGCAAAATATATCGAGACAATGCCGATTATGGATTCTAAATTTGTTAGAACTTTTTTGAACCAAAATGAACCGAGATTAGATTTACAAAAAGAAGTAACCGCCCCATCAGGAGAAAAAGTGATTGTTGATATCACATTTGGGGTTGAGTTTTTTCGGCCTTTCTATTGATTATAGGAAAGTTTTATCTGACGAATATTATTATTTCACAAAGTTTTTAAACGTATCTTACACAGATTTTTTATTACTACCAACTTGGTTGCGAAAATATATGCTCGATAAACTAATCGAGGATAATACTCCCAAAAATAAAAATTAGTCGTATTTATAATTAAACTATAGTTATGCTCGACGACAAAAATAAAACGGAGTCCGACAATGAAGAAGGTGGGAAAAATAAAAAGGAAAAAGGATATGTTCCAGGAACATTTGATGCGCTTAAAGAGTCCTTAAAAGACGTTAAGTCAAAAAGTGATGACGTAGGGGCAACATTCTCTACTATACAACAAGTAGTTATAGGGTTCAACAAAAACCTTGGCGGTTCCGCAGACTCGGCAGCCCTTTTAGGAACTAATTTTACCGATGCGGCTCAGAAACTTCTATTACTTGATGGTAATATAAAATCTCTTGAAGCGGGTATTGTTTCTGCTGCAGAAAAAAACTTGGAAATACAAGAGGCGACAAACCGAATGTATATCGCAAGTTCCGAAGAATTAGCCGGTATAGTTGCTTCACAACAAGCCTCAGGAGTTTTATCTAAAACCTTAATCACAAACTTCAAAGACCAAGGATATGCGTTAAGTCAAATACCGAAAACTATGGAGAAGGTGATTCAAACTTCCAGGGCTCTTGGTGTCAACGTTGCCGCGGTATCTGAATCGGTTGTTACAAATATAAGTAAACTAAATACTTTTAATTTCTCGAACGGTGTTGAAGGGCTCACTAGGATGGCTGCACAAGCGGGTATGATTGGTGTCGACATGGTAAAAATCTTCAAGATAGCTGAAGACCTTTTCGACCCCGAAAAAGCAGTTGAATTAGCGTCTTCATTACAAAGACTTGGTGTGGCAACAGGAGATTTGATTGACCCACTTAAACTGATGGACCTCGGACAAAACAATCCACAAGAATTACAAAACCAAATTGTTGAAATGTCAAAAAGGTTCACCTTCTTCAACGAACAGAACCAAAAATTTGAAATATTACCAGGGGCCAAAAGGGAGTTGAGAGAAATTGCTTCCGCCATGGGAATGAGTGCAGATGAACTGGCAAAAATGGCTTTAGGAAGTTCTGACCTTGCAAAGAAAATGAGTGAAATTAGATTCCCTGAATTAGGTATCGAACTGCCTGAAGACCAAAAAACGTTGATAGCCAACATGGCAGAAATGAAGGATGGTGAATATAAAATTAAATTTGAAGAAACAAAAGAAGTTGATGGAGAAAGAGTAAAAACAGGTAGAGTTGTTGAAAAATCTGTTGCACAATTAAACCCTGAGGACCTCGAAAGTTTGAAATATCAACAAACATTACAAGCAAAAAGTTTGGAAGATATTGCCTTGGAATCAATGGAGTTGGAAAGAAGAACCGCAAATGCTGCAGAAGCCTTAGTAAGTACAGGAAGGGGTACCTTAGCAACAAATAGATTAGCAAATAAAGGTCAAGAACTTTTATCTCACACCGTAAAAGACTTGGTAAACTTAACAAAAGAGGCTGCCACCGCTAAGGGTGGTAGAGAGTTCATGGACCAAGGGATTAGTGACATTAAAAAATTGACTACTGATGTAATGTCAGCCATGAAAGATGGAAAAATTACTGATGAAGAAAAAAATGATTTAATGAAAGTCGGAAAAGGGTTGGACGAATTGATGCAAAAAACTATGGGTAAAGGAGGTGAAGTTTTCGAAAAACTTATTAAATACGGGCAAGACTTTCCTGGTGAAGTGGGAAAGGCGTTGAATGCAGCAACCATAGCGATAGAGAATACAGGCGAAAAAACTGAATCTGAAAAAACAAGTTCTTTAGATAATCCACAAGACAATAGACGATTGGATGCAAAAATAATGGACAGAAATTTGGACGAAAATAAAACACAAACTCAAAATATAACAACATCAAATGTAAACAACCAAACACAAAACACGCAAAATGTAAATAATACTACAAACAAAAATGATGTAACTACAAATAATAATACGTCTAATACTACCCAATATGACCAAGTAATTTATCAAATGACACAAAGTTTACCTGAAGCCTTCAGTAATGTAAAATTACCTGATGTAAATATTGATTTAAATCCTTTAACTTCATTACAAGAAAAACAACTTACGACAAATGAAAATTCATTAACGGAATTAAAAACAATGAACAGTACTATGAAAAGTGAAAATGAAACTTTGATTTCATACATGTCAAGAACATCTACACCAACTCAAAATCCTACTGCTTCAAACACAAATATTACAACAAATAATAACCCAACGGATAATTCAACTACAAATAATAATACGTCTAATACTACCCAATATGACCAAGTAATTTATCAAATGACACAAAGTTTACCTGAAGCCTTCAGTAATGTAAAATTACCTGACGTAAATATTGATTTAAATCCTTTAACTTCATTACAAGAAAAACAACTTACGACAAATGAAAATTCATTAACGGAATTAAAAACAATGAACAGTACTATGAAAAGTGAAAATGAAACTTTGATTTCATACATGTCAAGAACATCTACACCAACTCAAAATCCTACTGATTCAAACACAAATATTACAACAAATAATAACCCAACGGATAATTCAATTACAAATAATTCTACTGTAACAAATAATGATAACAAACAATTTGTAACAAATGATAATAAACAAACGAACACAATACAAGCGCCTTTAGCGTTACCTGAGGAACCAGTTGTATCTTCACTACAACAACTATATAACATGCCTCAAATTTTAAACGATGGTATGGTAACAGGTTTGGATAAAATATCGGCACAAAATAAAGAAAAAGATAATTTATTAATAGGTAAACTTACCGACATTACTGATAATTTAGGACCTGTGATGCCACAAGAAACCCCCTCCAATCCTTTTTACCAACCAACAATTCCAAATAATACAATATCGCCAACTGTACAAACACCTGAAGTTGCAATGGCAACAAACACGACAACAAATAATGTTACAGAAAGAATTGTTGAATCACCAATGAATAATGTCGGGGGTACCATAGAATACAGAGGGGAGTTAACTCTGACAGTTAATGTAAATGCACCTGACGGAATGAATAAAGCACAAGTAGAACAATCCTTCAAAAAAATGTTACAAGATAATACTATAGCTCAAAAAATAGAACAAAATGTAATTGGAGGTAGAGTAGGAAGTTACAATCCTACTGTGTCAGTTTTTGAGGGATAATGACTTTTTATAAAAATTTTATGTTTTAATCTATTTATTAGAAAAACTTGAATGGCAACACCATCTACGTTACAGCAGGCACAACAAGCGGGACCTAAATCACAGTCACAAACTGAAGGTAGTTTCCTATCTTATGAATCATCACAAGTATTCAGAGAAGAGTTAATTATTAAAAATTTAGTTCCATATAATATCGCTGGTATCAATTCAGAACCGCAAGGAACTGTCATATACCAACAAAGCCCACCTGATTTAGCTGCCACAGAACAATTATTTTCCATAGATGGGTTAGGGTTAACACCTGTTATAAGAAATGAAACTCCTGACCAATTAATAGTCCCTTCTACATATTTAGCTTACAATATATTAACTAAAACTAATCCTATTGGAGATAAAGGTCCGTTATCTAATGATTCATATTTAGCAAAAATTGGTGCACAATCACTAAAAAAATCTTTGTTAGAAACAAACGCATTTTTCACTGAGCAATTAATCAGTGAGCAAAATACTATTAGTTTCAAAATTACAACACCTGACGTTAACGATACTTTTGAAAGTAAATTATCTGGGGCATACGTACCGGCATCGCCAATACCAGGTGATTACTTTTTGGATGGGTTGAACAAAAGAACGACAGATACTTTAGGTGAGGCGATAAATCAACTTGCAGGTAGAAGTACAACTGTTGGAGGTATTTTTAGTGGTAGTTTAACAAGGGCAATTACACCTTCGCAAATATTTTTAGAAAACACAAATGAGGGTCAAAAAAGTTTGATGTTTTCTAATTTGTCCTATAACATTTACAGACCTGCTTATGCTGATTCGGCATTAGGAGGTATTGCCGGAAATTTATTAACTACAGGAATTAACAACATATTAGATAATTTCGGTTTACAATTACCTGGTGCTTATTACATCGGTTCATCGGTTTCTGAACCTAGTTTTGCGACCTCACCAATCAATCAAGTACCAATCGATGTTTACGGTAGAGATACTCAAGCAATTGTTTTAGGTCCTGATGTTTTGGGTAAGGATTATGAAGGTAATGAAAGTAGAATAAATTTCGGATTAAAATCGAGCGCCTTAATAGACCAAGGAAATTTAGAAAGTGATTTGATTTGGGTCTCACCTAAGTACAAGGCTGGTAATTCGTCTTTCTATTCAACAGCAATTGACTTTAAACCTGGCTCCATTTTAGACGACACTCAAAGATTAATTGATGCCGCTGATAAACTACAAGGTGAGGCTAGATTAAAACACGTAGGTAACGCAATCAATCAAGTCAGTAGAACATTTAATGATGGATATAGAAATATAACAAAGGGCTCCAAAGTAAGACAAGTAACATACAAAAATGGTAAAGCGGAAGTGGGAACAGAATATTGTAGAATTTTCACCAAGGACGCTCCGTATGCCACTTATGAAAGATTACAAAAATCTGACGGTATAGTAAATTTCGGAAGAAAATTCTCATATTCAGTTTTAGATAATACATATAACCTGAACATTTATCCTACAAAAGAACAACAAGGTGGTGTCACACCATCTTGGTCACAAGGCGGAAAAGTGAAAAAATATATGTTTTCGATTGAAAACTTGGCGTGGAAAGACTCAAAAAAACCTGGTTTTAATGTTCAAGATTTACCACCTTGTGAGAGAGGACCAAACGGGGGGAGAATTATGTGGTTTCCACCTTACGATTTAAAATTTAATGACAATTCAAGTGCTGATTGGCAACAAACAACATTTTTAGGACGACCTGAACCTGTTTACACTTACAGAAACACTTCTAGAAATGGAACGTTGAGTTGGAAAATAATTGTAGACCACCCATCGGTATTAAATTTAATAGTTGATAAAATATTAACCAATGAAATCGATTCAAATGCTGATAAGGTTTTAGAATCATTTTTTGCCGGATGTCAGACCTATGATTTATATGAGTTTGCAAAAAGATTTAACACCGTAGGGTTAAATGATTTACAATACATCCAAGAAATAATTTCAAATGCCTCTCCGACAGAAACAACAAAAATATTAAAAGAAATACCAAAAGAACCGCAGTCCTCAAAGCCTGAATTCATTACACAAACGATTACTCCTGAGAAATTTCCTTCCTCAAATTACGAAAAGTTAGGATTTTATTTTAACAACGATATTCCAAAACCTGCCGAAAGCGGAACAAATGTTAAGTCATTCGAAAACTATTACAATTCCTATTTTTCAGAAAAAAACACATTCGTTTCAAAAACAATTGATGATGAAGAAAAAGTTGGAAAATTCTTTGATGATGTTATTAAATTCAATTATGAAAATACAAATTCAGGGGCAACGAGTTTGATTACTAAAATTTATGAATTTTTTGAAAATAACTATATAAAAAATATAACAATTAATATGAGGGGTTGCGCATCGGCGAGCGCATCCGAAGAATACAATAAAAAGTTAGCTCAACGGAGAATAGATTCGGTCAAAAAATATCTTTTAGAATATAAAGTATCGAGCGGTTCCACGATGATTTCGTTGGACAAATATAAAAATAATATAAAAATAACTTCTGTTGCCGAAGGGGAAAACGCAGAAAACGTAACAACAAAGTCAAGTGGTGGTGGATTCGAGACAGTATCAAAATGTACTGAAAATCCCAAAATTAATGGTCAAACAGTTACAGGTCCAAACTCCATTTATTTATTACCCTCAATGGCTTGTAGAAGTGTTTTTATAGATAATATAAAAACAGAGGAGACTCCACCGCAAACTAGACAAGTTCCCGCAAATTCGCCTGAACAAAATAATACAAAAAATGGGAATGCTAACAATAATGAAAATAAAGACAAAATAACTCCTGGTAAAGGTCCACAAGTAAGTGAGCCAATTGTCGAGTTGAGAAGCGAGAGAGGTATAAGTAAAAAAATATTGAGGTTATTATTAAGTGAATGTAACTATTTCCAAGCTTTAGAACAAACAAGTCCATTCTTATATAGAAGTTTAAAAGAGAAATTAAAATATTTCGAACCAGCATTCCATTCTACAACACCCGAGGGACTTAATTCAAGAATTACATTTTTGAATCAGTGTTTGAGACCTGGTGACACCATCCCAACAATAGGAACTGACGGAAGACCGATTTATAACGATGCGGTAAACACTGCTTTTGGTAGACCACCTGTTTTGGTTTTGAGAATAGGTGATTTCTATAATACTAAAATAATTCCGAGAAGTTTGCAATTCAGTTATGAGCCTTTATTATTAGATATGAATAGAGAAGGAATCGGAGTTCAACCAATGTTAGTTGGTGTTACATTTGCTTTTGACATCATAGGTGGTATGGGGCTTGCTAGACCTGTTGAGGATTTACAAAATGCACTATCTTTCAATTACTACGCTAATACAGAAATATACGATGAAAGGGCGGTAGCCACGGAAGATGTTACGGCTTTAGACGAAATATTTACTAAAGAGGCTATCGAAAACGCTGAAGAAGTACCGGCCCCAAAACCACAAAATAAAATACAAAATGCTGGTGGTACAACTATTGGTGAAGTTTTGGAAACAAATAGTGATGGGGCTGCCGTGACTGGTAAAATAAGTTATAGAAAAGTAATCAAAGAATTTATCAAAGAACTCGGAGACTACTTCAAATTGATACCGAATACCTCAGAATCAATATCCAAAAATTATAATTTTTACGTATGGCAATTTGCTAGTAAAGATAGAATATATACACTTGGTAAATTTCCACCAACTGTGAATACAAAAATATACGGAAAACCAAAAAATTTGGAACAAACATTCAATGTTGCCTTTGATTATAGTATCAAACAAATTAATGATACAACTTCCCAAGATGGAAATTTAATCGTACAAGAATTCTTAAAGAAGGGGTTCCAAGCTCCAGTTATTAACCAACTAAAAAATAAAATGATAGAATTCATAAACACACAGATTAAATCTAATTTAGTGGTCGACTTGGGTAGACAATTAACGGAATTGAATACTCAACAACAAAAAATAATTGAATATATTGATAAGTTGAACGTAGTTTATGGAAATCCATTTTCAAACGATGGTTACATAAAGGCAGATGGTTCACCTGTGGCGTATAATATAACAACGATAGGAACCGCTTTAGCCGATATACAAGTTGATTTGAACACGATTAGGACAGATATGAATGAGTATATATCTCTATTACAGGCACAAAATTTGAAAATATTACCATCTAACTCAGTGACTGACCCATTTTTTTATCCTTCTGATTTGATAGGTGACACAGAAATGTATTTTTTCATGATAATGTGTCAAACATTTACAGATAAAAATAAATTAGAGGCCTTCAGTAATTTCGTCTTTCCAAATGATGTAATTGATGGTAAAACTGTGAACGACCCACAAAGTCCGAAAAGATTTTTGAACCGATTATTGGGGTTAGATTTTTGGGATAGTTTTAATTTAATATTCGGAGAAAGTTTTTATGATAGATACACAAGAGCTAAAAATAAATTAGAAAAAGCACCAACAAATGCTATTGGGGGGCCTGATATACCGTTCAAATATAAAAACTATGCCGCCTTCAAACTATCACAAATAAATAACGAAAGAAAAGTTAATTACACTACTAACGTACCTAATCAAGCAGATGCTGAAAACGCATTACTAAGTCTATATCAGTCCGTCCCAACCGAAGGAGAAGACTTTAACGGAAAAAAATTATAAAAATGGCATTAGAATATTATAATAGGTATCAACAATTTTTAATTAATGGGTCACAAACGGTTGTACCTTTTGTTAAAATCCCAACCAAGTCAACAGATAAAAAATATATTTACAAAGTCGGAATGTCTAGGTTGGATAAAGTATCCCAACAATATTACGATAGCCCTTTTTTCGGGTGGTTAATATTAGCCGCTAATCCGGAATTTGGTGGTAATGAATTTATTATAACAGATGGAACCGTTTTATCTGTCCCTTTCCCTTTATTATCGTCCATTCAAGACTATAATAATGCTTTAGAAACACAATTTTACTATTATGGCAGATAATTCAGAAAATATATTTGTAGAATTTGATTATCAAAATATCATAATTGTAGACCCAAACAAAATTGTTAATCAAGATGGTGAAGTAAAAGACAGATTAGTCAATCATGAAGATTTAGTAATGTATGCTAATTTGGAGTGTTCATTAGTGCCAAGAACCAAATTGAGATTGGGTATAGAACAAAGTGATGTTCAGACTGTTTCGTTAGCGAAAATTAATTTTCTAAAACCGAGTGATAAAAAGTATCTAGATAACAGATATACAGAATTATTTACAGGTACTATAGAGAAAAAAGGTGAGGCACCACCACAAACATTCAGATTTTACGAGCCAGTACCTGATAATAATACAGGGATAATTGAAAGTTCTCTATTAGGTATCACTAATATTAATTTCAATATCAACACAAGTTTTTTACCCAAAATAACAATTACAATGCAAGATGTTAGAGGAAGAGCCTTGTTTGAACTTGGAAATAGTTCACCTTACGCAGCTTTCTTTAACCTACCCTACCCTTCATTTTTCTTAACGTTGAAAGGGTATTACGGTAAAGCGGTAAGATACCAATTGATGTTACAAAATTTTCATGCTAGATTTGATAATAGTTCAGGTAATTTTGAAATAACTTGTACATTTTTGACATATAAGTTTAATGTACTTTCAGATGTCTCCATGAGTTTCCTATATGCAACACCATACATGTATCCGACAACTGTTTTACAAAAAACTACTTCAGGTAATCCTGATAACAAAAATGGTGTGGCAACTCCAAAAAGTTATACATTAGGTTATCAAAAAATAAAAGAACTTTATAATGAATATAAATCAAAAGGGATTGTTGCCGACAATCTCCCTGAATTAACTCTAACGCAACTCCAAAGAAAATTAGATACTTTAATCAAAGACACGTTGATTAATTGGGGTCAAGTTAACATGGAACCTTTGACAAACATAGAAACATTCCAAAAAAATCTAAATCAATTAAAAGGAGAGGTTGTAATCAAAGAAGATTCATGGGTTAAGAAAAATTTGGACTTGAAAAATCCTTTATTGTTAAAATCAGGTACCAAAGTTTATTTTTTGAAAGACCCAATCAGACAAGATAAGACAAAAGAAACGCAAGCAAGAGTTGATTTAACAAATATTCTAAACACCTATAACACACCACTAAATGAAAATCCTACATTAGGTGTAAATGGTACGTACACTGTAGGAGGTAAAACAGAAAAATCAGCAATAAGTAATCCTGTAAATTTTATACCATCACAACAAGACCCGGGAAAATTACCAACGTGGATTAATTTTAATGTACAATTAAATGACATCGATTTTGAAAAAACTTACTCATTAGTTACAAATAAAAATCCTTTAGCAACCGAAAACAAACAAGATTACGATAAGTTCAAAGAAGACTTGACAAACAAACTGTCATTATCACAACCAACAACACCAGGGTTAAATCAACCCCCACAGTACGATAAATTTTATGGATATGAAAGTGTCGGCCTATTTTTGAATTTAGTTTCACAGATGGAGAAATCTGTTTCAATCAAAAAAGAAGAAATATTGAAACAATTATCAGATGAATTGAATAACGTAATCAAGAACGGTTCACTTGGAAAAAGTGGATTAGGGTTTAGCCCGACAATTAGAAATGTTCTTGCTATTTTATTTGCTAACGGTGAAGCCTTTCTTAGATTGATGGATGATTGCCATAGAGAGGCTTGGAATAAACGAGATAGTGATGTAAGAAAAAAAGCAATACTTGGCAAGGTATCATCGGACTCGGCAAATGACTTTGTCTATCCATGGCCTCAGTTGATTGTTGAAAAAGAAAAAGACGGAGTTAAAAAGTATGAGGTGACTTATCCTGGAGATGTAAATGTATTATCACAAACCGAAGGGTATTTGTTTGATGAATGGCCTGAAATTGAATTTGTTGAAGAGTTGTTAGGAGGTCTTATGAAAAGAGACCCATCTGATTCAGGATTTTCATCAGAAGAAGGTAATTCAAATACTGTGAATAGAATATCTTTAAACGCAATTGAATTTCCAATATCAAATGTGATATACCAAAATAAAGAAGAGGTAAAATTTTTCTACGAGTTTTGGGAAAGAATGGGTTCTGTGTCAAACTTTTCTAGATTAAGTAGAGGAGACGCCTCCAATTTCCAAATGGATGAAATAATTAGTCAGACGGAGTCTACTAACATGTTGAAATCCTTGGGGACAGAAAACGTTTTTTTGATTAAAAATTTGAAAGAATATGATATTTCTCCAACAACAATTATCCCAATATTAGCCACAATATCAAATGGAGGTGAAGGGGAATCATATCAAAAATTTATTAGAGGATACTACTCAACACCTTATATTACAAATTACTCTAAAAATGATTATAAAATATTTGATAATACAATATTCACAAAATTAAATACTGCTGGTTCATCAGATGTTAAAATTGAAAAGTCTGATGATTTGAATAAATTTATTGAATCCACAACCGCAGAAAAATTTGATTTACTAGACACTTACCCAATTACTAATACGACTTGGATAAAGTCTAACGTTTCCGATGGACAAAACTCATCAAATATAATAAATAAAACAAGTAAGGTTATAAAATATAATGGAGCAATCAATGCTATTGCAAACTATAACACTGATGATGGGACACCACTCACCAAAAGACCAATAACCTATTTTAATTATCTTAATAATACTCCAATATTATCGTTTGACAATCCGCCAATAAATTCAGACACCCTCAAAAACTTTTATACCAATAGAACTAGACAGTCTTTCGATTCCAAGTCAACACAATTACCGACTGAAGGTACGATAGTCTATCAAAACTACAGCGGTGGAGTTCAGAGTGAACAAACAACCTCAATGTTGAATACACCATATTTCATAAATGCAATTATGAAAGGTGTCTATAACTTCAAAACAAGTGTCCAATATCCTTACAAAGCGGCGGCGTACTTGTTTTTGAATAGTCTACCGACTACAACCCTAAAAGAAAAATATAAATCGTCGGTTGATGGAACTACCCAAGAATTAGATTATCTGTTTGCTAGTCTCAAAAAATTTGGTGCGGTTCATAAATTACCATATCCATTATTATTGAAATATGGTGCTCTTTGGCATAGATATAAAACTAAAGTTCAAAACGATGAAGATATACTTGATGGTATATGGAACGATTTCAATTTCAGATATAATTACGACCCATCAACATCTGCTAGTACTAAAACATACACATTCACAGGGTTAGGTCAGACAGACGTGACGAAAATTACATTACAAAACAGTAATTTATTCGGTAATTTGACTGCGGATACTATGGATTTAGGGTTTTATCCTAAACTAATTAATGATTTTTCTTTTTGTCTTAACGGTTACGAAATATTTACTACTTCAGAATTTGGTATTGGACCATTTTCTGCCAATACAGTAGGATTTAACGACCAAGATATTCAAAACGGTATATCATCAGGTTTGACCGTAACGAGAACATCCTCAAATTTCGCAGCATTATCTTTTGATAAGTCAAATACAGGTAGAACGTTTGTCATGAATTCTTACTCTGTTGCCTTGAATAATATAGACGACACAAGTTTTTTCACAATTCCGTCGGTGGGTAACAACTTTAACCAATCATTCAATGAATGCTTCGGTAATATCAATAGTACATTATTAAGTCCTGATAAAATTATAGAGCCATTCAATAATAGAGCAATATTTAACGGTTCAATAAGAACATTTTGGATGTCACCTAACTACGGATGGTTCAACAACTCACAAGTTGATAAACCTGAATACAATCAATACGTTAAAAAAATATATCAAAATACTAATATACAAGATAATTTCACATTCACTAAATTGGCTGAGTATTCGTATTTCGATGAGTTGACAAGTACGTTTAAAAAAGACATTTTGGATGATTTAGAACAATTATTTTTAAAATTTTCACAATCTAAATTTAATTTCACACCAATAGACCCAACTCAATTAAGTTCCGCAACACCTTCAGAATCTGTTTTAATCAATCAGAACTTTCATAAGATGTTTACCGAAATGATGAGGTTACCAATAAATGATAGAAATTTAGATTTTGTTTCGTTACAGAAAAAACAATACTCAAATATTAATAGTCTGATAAAAAATTTCTTGGAATACGACATACTATTCAAATATGGAAATCCCGGTGAATACAACAAACAACTTTTTTTATCATTCACTATACCAGCAACAAGAAAATATGGGGTGACAAGTGTTGCTGACCCAATAAAACCAACAACTTATTCTAACTACACACCAAACGCTTTACCTACAATCAATAATCCTTTCTCTTTGGATTTGATAAAACAAAATTTCCCTGATGCTTGGGAGAGTTTGTTATTAAATGTTGGTTTTTCTGAGGTTGAGGGTATCAAATATACGGAATCTGGTTCTACAATATTTGATTTCTTTATTGACAATAATGTAGAATTCAGTCCTGAAAATATTGTTAGTCTAAGCCCATTAATAAAAATATATGCAACACAGAAAAATAAAGATACTACATACAATAAAACAAAGTTTCAGTCGGACCTGACTAACTATGTAAGTAAAAATAATGATTTCCAAAATTTAATATTGACATCAACATTTGTCAAAATGAAAAAAAACTTAGCGGATGTGACTTTTTCACCACAAAGTAATTTTTCATCAGAATTGATAGGTAATCAAGGTAAAGTCGATATTTGGGAGGCTCTAAAATCAACTAATGATAGATGGATATCAGGATATGATTTGAAATATAAAACCATATTCGAAGATGTTTTGTTGATAGATAGAGCAAGTAGAGATATCGGAGATAAAGTGTTAGTTGATGTTTTCAGTTTGAATAATTTATTAACTAATATAAACGTAACGACAAATCTTTTGTATTATGTACAATCAATACTCCAAATGAATAACTTTCAAGTTATGTCATTACCATCGTTTGTGAACTTTTATAATGTACAAGACCCTGTTAAAAATGCAATACCAAAAGTAGAGAACTCATTGGAGTTTGCAAACGATATGTTTGGAACCCATCCAAATGTCGATTATAGAAAATCAGGTCCAAAAATGGTATGTTTTTATGCGGGTAAACCATCAGAACATTTACAAATAAACAAACCTGAATATGCATACCAAGACGATGGAATTTACTTTCAAAAATTAGATTCAAATACTCTGATTGATAATTTGGTAAACAAAAATGATTGGGGTAAATCAAATAGGGTTGTTGGGTTTACGGTAGATATGGGGGTGCAAAATCAAGGTGTTTTTACAAATATTTCTGTCAGTCAAGACAACGGTAAACCCACATCAGAAACTTTACAACAGTTAAATGATATGGCTAATCAGGCGGGAAACAGAAAAACCTCTACTCAAAATGTTTCTTTGTATAATTTGTATAAAACAAGAAGTTATGGATGTTCAGTACAAATGATGGGTAATGCTATGATACAACCAATGATGTATTTTAACTTGAGACATGTACCTATGTTTGCGGGCTCTTACATGATATTAGGGGTCAATCATAATATTCAGCCAGGGAGTTTTACAACATCATTCGAAGGAGTTAGGCAGTCAATATTTAGCTTACCTGATATAGATAGTTTCATCCAAGGCATCATGACGAATCTTTTGAATACTGTTTTCACACAAGTCAAACAAGAAAACGCGAAAAAAGAAGCTCAGTCCCAAAATACCGCACAATCTAAACAAAACCAACAAAGCAATTCTAAAAATATTGAACCATCTAAATCCGATACATGTAAACGGAATTCTGAATTCGAAGATTTCTCATCGATACAACCACCAAATCTAACCACTATTAGCTATAAAGATATGATAGACGTAATCACAGGGATAACCAATAATACAGATTATTCAACGGTTCCAAATAATCAATTTGTCAAAACAAAATTAAATTATACTATATGGTCTTTATTTTGGTTGAACTCTAATAATAGTTTTGGTTTCAGTAATTATGAAAACAATTTTTCTAATTTAAGGTTGGATTTGAAAGTCAACAAAGAAGAAAAGAAACTTGGAAATAGAAAAACTTATTTATCTAAAAATTATTATTGTGCAACTTATAATAATGAGGAGCTTACCTTCGGAGTATTTCAAACGATAGAAGACTCTCTTAAATTTATTGTCGAATATTTAAAAACAAAAATAAATCTATCCTTAGTCAAGGGTTCAGATATAAAAAATGCCCAAGGTAAGATAAATGATGTGGATGGATTGGCAAAATCAATCGATGAATTCCTATACACCTCTTATCCTGTTGAGGATAAAAATATCCAATATGAAAGAGATATCTCCAAAACACAAAAATGCCAAGATAGAATATCTCAAATTAAATCGGCAATCCAACAAGCAGAAACATTAGGTTTATAATTTACCATAAATGATGATATTTATATATAAAAAATAATATGAGCTCAGTAAAAAATATTTTAGACAGTTACCTTGGAAAAAACACAAGGATATCAGAAAAAGACCTTGGAAATGGGTCTAAACAAGTTTGTGATTTGGATAGCGGTGAATGCTACACAGTAAGAATGAAAGATGGTCTTATAGAAAGAGTAGACAATACTATGAATCAAACAAAAAAAATTCAAGTAGAAACCGCATCAGGAATAAAACAATTATTGAATGGATAATACTATGAAAGTGGATGAAAAAATTTTAGAAGAATTAAGAAGATATAATCAAATCAATCGATATATCACAGAACAGGAGGCTTTAGATGTACCACCTCCACCTGATGCACCACCAGCAGACCCTGCTGCAGGAGCGGTTCCTCCACCACCCGGCGGAGCACCACCCCCACCTCCAGGAGGAGCAACACCAGGTGCAGAACCAACACCTATTGACCCTGCAACCGACCCTGATGTTGAAAAGTTAGGACCTGACGGAGAACCTGAAGGTGAAAAAGGCGAAGATAGCGGAACCGAAGAATTGGATATAACTGATTTGGTTACGTCACAACAAAACATTGAATCAAAACAAGAGGAATATTTCAACAATCTATTTTCACAATTGGAAACACTACAAAGTAAATTAGGTGAAATGGACAAATTGGTTTCCAAAATCGATTCATTAGAAGCCAAGGTTGAAAAATACAGACCAAAAACGGCTCAAGAAAAACTTGAATTAAGAAGTTTAGATTCAGGACCTTACAATCAGAAACTTTCAGATTTCTTCGTAGATAAAGAAGAAGAAATGGAAAAATCAGGAAAAAATGAATATGTTTTAACAACCGATGAAGTTAAAGATTTTTCACCATCAGAAGTTAGAGATAGTTTCAGAGATTTTCCTGGTAATCAAAAACCTGTTGAAGTTAAATAACTTAAATAACATACTATTAGAAGGGTGCCCCAAAAGCACCCTTTTTTATTTGACAACCATTTTAAAATACTTATATTTCTAAAACAATTTAACAATCTAATATATAATTTATGGCGACAAATGCAATGGATGCTGTTTTGGCTCAGTATGAAAAACAACAAAAGTCAAGTACGTCTTC